TGGTACTTTCCTGATCCGAGAACCGGATAAACATATCGTCTTGTGTGGTTGCAGTGCCAATTGTGGTTTCGGTTCCGAAGAAAAGTAAGTGTCTATCAACGGGAGATACCAACATATGTCTTGAAGCTGTAGGAGCTCCTGAAATAACGGTTGCTCTAACATTCGTTGCATTAGCAACTGTTGAATCCCATTCAAAACATTTACCATTATAAATAAGAGCAATGAGTGTAGTTCCATAATTATCTAGAACCCACATACCAGGTTCCAAGGTTACCTCTTCCGTAGAAGATTGACCCCAGCCAACATAATCTGAAATATTAGTAATGGTTGCTCCTGCTGTGTGTTCGGCTAGAGTAGTTCCATTGGCCTGACGAGATCCTCCGCTGACAATTCCTGTGGCTGTATCATTAGCTGTATAAGTAATTTCCTCTGTGCCTATTTTAATTGTTCCGGAAGATGGAAAGGCTACTGAACTTGTTAATGTGACACTGGTTACGGCAGCATCGGCTGCAATCGTTGTCACCAAAGTTGTAGTCGCTGGACCCGACGCTGTTCCTGACCATTGACCAGTACCATAGCCGAACCCACCTATTTCTTGAGCAGGTCCTACGGTATAATAAGTTTGAGCTCTACAACTTCCTACATTAAGAGTGGTTCCTGATGCATTAGCATCCATCGTAATCGTAATACTGGTTGCTGTAGGAAGGGACGTAGCCATAAATTTTTTATCTTCAAAATCTGCATCGGTGTACCCTGAGCCCGGAGGCGCGGTAACTGTATCTAAGAAAACAATATCATCTTCACTCATACCATGAGGAGTTGGAAAAGTTATTGTAACGGTAGGCTCACTACTGGTTGTAGAAAAGTCACAACCTGTAATCGTATTGTTAATAGGGTGAATGTCGTAATATTGTCCACCTGAATAGACGTATAAAATTCTGTTGGTTCCTATAGCAGCATATTTAATACCTGCATTGTCATCAAAATGGTGAAGGGCTCTTGCGGCTCCAGTTAAATTGTCGCCGCCTAATTGGTCCCAGCCACCTAATTTTTCAGGCGTACCATATCTAAAACGGACATAATCTCCACCTGTCCATTGCCCTTCGGCTCCCGTGGCTGTAACTTGTTTATTGAATCCTGGTAAAAAGTTTACTTTTTGTAGCATATAAAATCCTTATAAAGGAGGCAGTAGGTATGGTGGAGTACTGCCTCCATTATAGGGATACTATCATCGTTTAAACCAAGAAGGAAGACCTAAATGAGGTCTCTTGTCAAACATATTATCTTTAGCCCCAGGAGTTTTTTTATTATTATAATGTAAAAAGACTTGGATATGTTCTTTACCTTTAAATTTATTTCTCCAGTGCTCTAGTTCACAGCCGCTGTAGACTAGCATATCTCCTTGCTTAAGGTCTACTTTAATTCCTTTTAGTCCTTCTTTACCAGAAGGCTCTAAATAGATTGGCCAGGGATCTCCGCCAAGATTCATCGTTGTAGATATCTCACAGCTAAATCTATCTTTATGTCTTTTAAGAACATCCCCATGTTTATATATTCTGGCAAAAGTATAAGCAGGGTTTAATTTTAATCCTGTCGTCTTTTCCATAATGGACTGACATTTCAGCATTAAAGTTTCCATAGCGATATCTGAATAATTAGAATAGGTGTGTGGGATTTGACCATCCGCTGCTTCATACTCACCTAATAAAATTTCATAAGGAGAAATAAATCTTGTTTGTCGGCAGGTATCATAAACCTGTTTTTTCATTGAAAAGTAATTGGCTACAAAGGCAGCTAAGTCTTTTGAGATAGCTTGTTTAATAACTACATATTTATTTTTTTTAAAACTCATATTAAAAATAATTAAAATTTATTACTATTCTATTATTAGAATCAGTGCTGTTAGTTCCATAATGATATATAGAAGAATCAAATAATACCATTCTATTAGCTTTAGATTCTACTTTTTTATCTTCCAACATAGTATAACCATTGTTTGTATTAAGATAATAAATAGCAACTTTACATTTGAAGGGGTGATCTTGATGTTTATCAAACTTAATTAACTCATTACTTATAGGATTTAAATTAGCTTTGATTCTTAATAAAGATAAAGGTTTTAATTTTTTAATTAAAGGATCTAACTTATTAAAAAAATTAGAATTAGAATTATTGTCTCTATAAAAAATATGTACAAACTGATAATCAAATAATTCCTGCATAGTTGAGGATGATTTATAATTATTAAAGTACCAGGGAAAATGTTCATTGGTTAATAGAGTATGAATATTAGTATACTCTTTTTCTGGTAAAAAATTTTCTATTACTTTAAACATCTTTAGCCATCTCTTTAGGAACAGCAGTAATGTTCCAATGGATAAATCTAAACGGTGCTTTACCGTGATCGATTGCATACTCGTGTTCTAAATATCCTGGAAATATAATTAAAGTTCCTGGTTGAGGCCTGTAATGAACCAGCTCTGTACCATTATGAATACCTCTTAATTCTGGTTTCATTCTTAATTTAGTAGTTCTTGCTCCTGTTCTTGGTTCGTGAAAGATAGGGTAAGAAGTTTTTTCATTAACTTTTAAAAAGTAAAATCCTGAAACGTGTTGGTTCCAATGGATGTGTGCTGAATGATGACCACCACCTTTTTTAGAAAATTCTTGTACCCACATTTCAGAAAACATCGTTTGATATTGTTTCATATTATAGCCATGATGATCTAAAAATTCCCAAGACTTTTGACCAATGTAATTTCTTAAATCTATAAAATCATTATCCATTGTTAAAGGAGTTGAATGCCAGGACCTACCAAAATCACCAAATTGTTTTAGATATTTTTTAGAGTCAGGCGTTTTTTTGGCTGCTTTAATATATTTATCACTAGCTTTGTTTAATGATTTAACAAACTCTGGTTTTTGTTCAGTCCATATAGGAGTTGAAAAATAATTATGTGTTTGCATTACTTAAAAGGATATCCTAAGTGCCATAAGACAAGTGAATATCGCGTTCCTCTCGTTATTGGTTTAACTCTATGCCACAGAAAACTAGGAAAAACAATAATACTTCCTTTAGGTAATATCTCAGTTGCTTTTCTTAAGTGTTTAGTTTCCTCTCTTGCATGAGGTTCATAATTTCTAAAATCAAATTCTAGTTCGCCACCAGAATATTCTGAACCATCAGTTAGTTGACATGTCATAGATAGCTTTCTAATCTTACCATTGTCTGGATCGTTTTTATTTTTTCGTTGATAAGCTTTATCCCAGCTGTCACAATGCCAATCGTAATATTGGTTAAGTTTATACTTTGTAAATTGACAAGATTCTGATCGATCCCATTCAAAATTCCAACCAGCATTTTTATTAGCAGTATGAACAAAAGGATGAATTTCTTTATAAATCCAAGTCTCACTAAGCCAAACCAAATCAGAATTTCTTTTTCTTTTTAAATCGTAAACTTCTTCTTTATTTAAAGGTTGTTTTTGTAAATTTCTTTCTCTGCCAACACCTCCTGTAAGTGCCATGGTTTCTTTTTGAGATAAAGCATATTTAATAACTTCATCACAGAATCGTGGTGTCAATGCAGATTTAAAATACCAAAAGTAATTAGATAGATTCATAAGTAATTGTGTGAATAAAGTTTAACAAGTCTTTTTGTTTGTTAGTTATGTAATACATACTAGTAGAGGGAAACATAATGAACATATTGTTCTTTAATTCTATGTCCCAACTTCTACCTTTTCTTCTATTGTCATCATAGTGTATTCGAACACTACAATCTTTAACTTTAACACCATATAGTAATGTATAGTCAGATGAGTTCCGAAGATCCACAGGATCTATATTCAATAAAGGAGGGCTTACTTGTGTAGGGCTATAAATATTACCCCATGTTTCTTTATTAATTAAACTTATTTTAAATTTTAAATATATGTGTTCTCTAACATAAGTATTTAACTTATCCCAAGTTCTTGAATATTGAAATTTTTCATTGGTTAAGTTAGAATGTAAAATGTGATGAGACATCTCATTTGGATCTATCTCCCAATGTTTCGGCATTGCCACATCGCCGTAATATAATCCTATTTCTGAAAGTACTTTCTTTTGCATACCTTTTCCTTTTATAAAGGATGGTATTAGAATGTCAATATTATTGAAAAGATTTGATCTATATCAATTATGCTGCTCCTACCGGAGTAGTTACTAAATCCCAAGATTGACCGACTTCATTCCAGTCATAAGTATAAATATTCTCAATATCTGCTTCTTGTTCAGCAGTTAATGTTGGAGCATCACCAATTGGTGAATGCCATTGAGCATCTGTTGTATTTAAAACCCAACTTTCATAAGGTTTTTTACCATAGAATATATTGTTATCTTCGTCCCACGTCATACCTATACCTGCGTAGGTTCCTCTTAATGCTTTAGATTGATCAGCAGATAGAACAGTAGTTCGAGTGTCATCAGCATTTACTGTTGTAGTATAGTGTTTGCCGCCCCTTGTATTGTAAGATGTTTGAATCCATAAATTTGCTGGCCAATTATTATGTTTTTCTAAATATGCTTGTCCAACAGATTCATCTTCAACGCCATCAGCGTTCAGCATGTCAGAATTATTTAATGTTAGTATTGTAAGTACTTCGTTTGTTTCTGATATTTTTGCAAAATGTGCCATAATTATTGAAATTTGTACCTTATTATTACTAAACCAGAACCGCCTGTACCTCCAGTTGTTCCTGTACCACTTCCATTACCACCAGGTCCACCATTTCCAGTGTTAGCTGAT